TATTGTAAATTATACACTATATCCAATCTTTCAGAAACGACCTGGTGAGAAAGGACTTGTGCCACTTCCCGGATCAGATGATAGTAAACTCTTTTGGAAGACTCCAGCTACTATAAAAATATTGCTCGAAACTGATACACCGATTGCAAATAATGTCAATAACTGGAGTTTCCTCTTGGATATTCAGCTTGACAATCCTACAGCAAATACAAGCTATCCTCGCATTCTATTTACACGTGGATCCCTTTTATCACAACCTACTGGAGAATATTCAGATAGTGATACCATTCTCAAGTTATCAAATAATTTTAATGTCTGTGTTTGGCTGGATCGCATAACAAATGATCTTTTTGTATCTGTATTAACTATTGAAGATAAAAATTCTTATATAGAAACTATTAAAATTCCCAATATTCCTATACGTAAGGCCATTCGTCTTGGATGTATGGTTGGTTCAAAGGTTCTAGAAGTCTATATAAATGGTTATTTAATAACATCCAAAACTTACACAAAACCTCTTCGTTCTGCAATAGGTCAACTACAACCTCCTACAGACACAATCCTGTCTTCTACAGCACGAGTTCTTAATTTACGTCTTTGGAATCGACCTATAAGTCCTGCAGAATTTCGTTCATATGGTTCTGCTACAAATTTTGACTTGAAGGATCTTCCTGATTCTTGTACAAACTAGCTAGCCTTCCCCCCACCACGCAGAAATTCTAAATTTATTAAACTCTGTATAGGAAGGAGATGGATTTCTCTAGTTTACTAGTAATACTTTTTGTAGGATTATTTGTAAGCATATTAATATCTTGGTCTATTATAAGTTCACTTCGACCACAAGCATTGTCTAGTTTATCCCCGAGTTCTGGATCTCTTAACTCTCCAACCAAGATTGGTTCTTCAGGAAATTCTCGTGATTTATTCTTGATTCCACCTGGAGCTACTTTATCAGTATTTGTCTTTTATGCTGTAAATAATAGAACATCAAGTGTTGGATCAACACAAACTCCAGTTAACCTTTTAAAACTTGGTAATGCTCTACAGCTCCAAATTCTCCCTGGAGGAGTGAGTACAAGTCCTAAAACACAACTCGTTATAAAAACACAAGCTCCTAATGGAGGTTCTACTAATGAAATTTCTCCTGAAATTATTAGTGTAAATGACTTTCCTCAACAACAATGGGTTCATCTTGCAATTGTCCGTGAAGGTCGTCGATTTACAGTTTACTATAATGGAAAAATAGCTGGTTCAGACCGAACTAAATATGTTCCTGTAGTTAATTCTTCAGACTTTATTATTGGTGATACACGTCTTAATGGAGAGTTTGGGCTTCCCAAGCTGGCTCCGACACCCTATAGCCAATCAGACTTGCAAGCCGATCTTCTAGTCACTGCAGATACACGTCATCAACCCTATTTACCAATGAACTTTTGGATGACACTATCTAGCGTATTTACCTTTGGGTGCCCGAATGGACTTTTTTGTTTTAGCACATCATCCCCTCCACATTTAAATCCATTAAAAACATGGACAACTCCTTACGCATGATCATCCCCTATGAGAAACATTCTTATTAACAGAGAGGTAATGAACGCTGCCAGTGAAACAGTATCAAGCATGGGCCCCATTCCTGGTATTATTTTTGCAATTCTTGCACTTGTTGGTTTATATTATCTTTACATATTTCTTTTTACAAGTGGTGATCTTGTAGCAAAATCGATTTTGACAACAGTCAAACCCGCCAATCCTGATAAACCCTATATAACTAGTGGAGATGGTCTTCCGGTTTTATATGAAGGTGGAGAATTTTCTATTAATACCTGGATTTATATCAATGATTATGCTGTGAATCGTGGTCTTAATAAGCCTATTCTTACACTTGGTGGAAGTAGTTTCCTAACACTTGCTGTCTATTTAGGACCTTATAAAAATTCCTTACAAGTTCGTGTACACTCAAAGTCATCTAGTCCCGTTCCTCCCGCTGGAGATGCTACCAATATTGGAGCTTCACAACCCGATGATTTATCCATACAAAATGTGGCATCCATGTTTGGTGTTGTCCAACAGGATAATGGTCTCTTGAATGGAACAAAGCCTTGTGATATTTCTTCAATTGATATGCAAAAATGGGTACAAGTAACAGTATGTCTTAATAACAAGACGTGTGATGTCTACATTGATGGTAAGATGGCTCGAAGCTGTGTATTGCCAAGCTTTTATAGGGTAGATAAGAGCAATCTTGCTCTAAATCTATGTGGCTTCTCTGGATATGGTGGATTTATTAGCAACACATCTGCTTATAGTTATTCACTAAATCCCGAGCAAGTCTGGAGATTGTATATGACTGGACCTGGAACTGAATACAATTTTCTAGACTATATCAAATCATTATTTAATCCAGATTCTGTTGGATCTATGACATTCCCGAAACAGAATATAACTCCTTAGACACCAATGTAGCATAGTTTCATACTATGATCCAGACCAGATTACTATATTCCCACTATGTTATTATCTATAAGATAGAGAGGGTATACTATGGAGAATGATCAGGAATTCAATTCAAGTGGACCTGTAGCATTTTTGCTAGGAACTGGAATTGTTCCCCAAATTCTACTATCAATTGTATTAGCCACAATCTTATATATTACGTTAATGTCTTTTGAAATAATTTACAAAAATTTCAAGGCTGTTACTGGTACACAAGTTATTCTTATGCCATTTACTGTAAGTGCTGATGATAAGCCCCGTGAGTTTGAGCAAAATCCTAATGCACAAAAATCCAAGCTTTTACCTCTTTCAGACAATGAACATACAGGGGCTGAGTTTACATATTCCTTTTTCCTATGGATTAACCCAAACAGCTTCAAACAAGAAGAAGGTCTTTTACATATTTTTCACAAGGGAAATCCGCTCCCTTATCCGCTTATGGGCCCTGGTGTCTTTCTAAAGCGTAACATAAATACATTACGTGTTTATATGAATAGCTCAAAGACTTGGAATAATTATATAGAAGTTGAAAATATTCCTGTGAAGAAATGGGTGCATGTAGCTGTTATGGCTCGTAGCAATGCATTAGAGGTATATATTAATGGAAATCTGTCCAAAAAGCTAAATATGGAGGGAGGTACATTATATCAAAATTTTGGCAATCTTTATTGCTTTAGTCAGAGAACTTGTGTATTAAATCCTACTCTCATTCCTAGTCTAAAGGGAGAAATTCTACAAATTTTTGGAACATATTCAGGAAACTTGAGTAATTTATTCTATTATTCTTATGCTCTTTCTTATACAGAACTTCAAAGTCTAGTATCTTTGGGGGCAAGTACAAAGACTGAATCTCAATCACAAGATAGTCCTCCTTATTTGGAAGACTCTTGGTGGGTGAATACTTATTCACGTTAAACAACTAAACAGCTAAACAGCTAAACAGCTAAACAGCTAAACAGCTAAACAGCTAAATAAGGGTATTTACAGCTCTGTAAAATAAGCACCTATAGGAAGTCTTAAGCTCCTAACAGGAAAGATACCATGCCCGGTGGAGGTTTATTAGCACTGGTAAGCTATGGATCACAAAATGTGGTTCTTAATGGAAACCCCGATTTTACATATTTTTATAAAGTCTTCAAGAGATATTCACATTTTGCATTAGAAAGTGCTACACTTCCTTTGGATGGTCCTAATGAACTTTTTTTTGACCAGCCGATTCAATTGCGAGCCAAGATTGAACGAATTGCAGATCTTGTAACGGATATGACATTTTCCTTTTTTATTCCTGACATTTTTAGCAAATATGTGCCTTTTAGTGCTGATCAACAATCACAATATGAATATCAATGGAATAACTATTTAGGAGCTCATATTATTCAGAATCTTGGATTTTATGTTGGCGGTTCCAAGGTTCAAGAATTTGACAGCAACTATATTATTGCTAAAGCCCATGCTGACTATGACCAGGATACCTTTGCAAAATGGCGATACCTGGTTGGTGAAACTCCTGAATTAACTTTTCCATCGCATGGTGTTTTTGCTGGTGGTGAACTTGGCAAAGGTTATCCTACAGTCTTTTCAGACACTGCCACAACTCAGCAAACAAATCGTCCCAGTATCTCTGGACAACAAATCTATATTCCCTTACCCCTTTGGTTTTCAGACTCTGTAGCCAAAGCGCTTCCACTTGTAGGCCTACAGTATCACGATTGTGAAATTCAGATCACTCTTCGCCCTCTTCAGGAACTTTATTCTGTATTGGATCCGAGTGGAAATCGTGTTCGTCCAGGATATCGTGTATCAAGTTCAAGTTTGCAAAATTCAATTGGACAACCCAACTATGTATCATATGCAGATGATATGGGAAATCCTTATGGCGATTTCAGGAATTTTACAGTTGATTGGGGAGTGACACCACCAACCTTGAGTCAATGGGCATTACAAGCATCCTTGACGGCCACCTATGTCTATTTGACAGATGATGAGCGCAAGATTTTTGCCACGACTCCACTGAATTATTTGGTAAATCAAGTGACCACCTTTAACTATCCAGACTTGTATACAAGGACACTCTATGATTTATATTTGACCAACCCTATTACACGTCTACTTTTAGTTCCAAGACGCACTGATAGTTACACTTACAAAAATCAAGTAGCTAATTATACCAACTGGGTTGATCCGACCAAATGCCCCTGGCTTCCCACACCAGGAGCCACTATTCCTCAGAATGTTCTACTCAGCACCGGACCATTGATTCCTAGTTCACAGCCTCAGATTATTCGAAATCTCAGGGTGCTTTTGGATGGTAATGAAATTCAGGAAGAAAAACCGACGGAATATTATACAAAGGTTCAGCCCTTTAGGACATTGGTGGGGGCAAGTTTACCCGCAAGCCAGTTTTTACCACTTATCAATTTCAGTTTGACCAGTCCACATGATCAGCCATCTGGTTCAGTAAATGCAAGTCGTATTCGTAAT